TCAGAGACGAACTGACGTCGCCGACGCGATCTCCTCGACTAACCATCCCGCGGATCGGCGGTACCGGTCCGACTCACTTCCATAAACGATCTTATACCACAGAGCGGTCAGTGACTCGTTGAGTCCGATCGCGCGTGCGGCGGCGTGTTCCGTACACACATGCGGACTCGTACACAGACGGCCGCCTCGCAGTGTTATACGCATATTGCTACTAGCGTATAATAACAGTGCAGTGCCATTATGACTAGCGGCCGCGCTCCCACACTCTCAGGCGCTCAGCGCAGAGTCCGACTCCGCACAGACTCAGAGCCGCTCTCGGCCCGGCCAGTCGCGGGCACAGTGCTCCACACACTCTGCCACACACTCCGCCACACACTCCGCCACACAATATCGTACACATTCCGCCGCGCTCTCGGACCGGCGCCCAGACTAGCCCAGATCGGCCCAGACTAGCCCAGATCGGCCCAGGCCTGCTCAGATCGGCTCAGATCAGCCCGAGAGCGCGATCGCTCGCTCCAGTCCCGCTCGTTTCGCGTTTCTCTATCTGCCACTGTAATACTGTAACACACTGCTCGCTCGCCTACACTTTTATACACTTCTTCAGCGTCCCGTCTTCCATAAATAAAGAGTGACAGTGACTCCTTCTCGATGGCCGTCTTGCTATGAGAACGCCGATCGGGAGTCGCGACATTGGACCAGTTATTCAAGCTCGTCGCTGAGGTAGGCTTTCCGATAGCCGCCGCCCTCGCGTCTGGGTACTTCGTCTTCCTCACTCTGAAGTTCATACTCGAGGGCGTCAAGGGCTCGATCCGCGGCCTGAGCGGCATCATCACGGCTCTGGACAACAGGATCAAGACCATGAACCACGACATAGTTCGCATCGACACTCTGGTCTCCAGCGCGCTCGGAGTCAAGCCGGACGTCGATCGCATAGCTCGAGCCAACGGCAAGGACGACGCGAGGAGGGACTGATGGAGGAGGTCGTCGGACTGGTGAATAAGTACGGGTTCCCGATCGTCGCTGCGGCCGGGATGGGGTACTTCGTGTTCTACGTCTGGGGGTGGGCGACTCGAGAGGTCAAGCCGGTCCTCAGCGAGGCGAACGGCGTCCTGATCGCTCTGATCGACCGCATCCGCATGCTCGACAACGACCTGATCCGGCTCAACCAGAAGATAAGCATCGTCACGATGATGCGAGGGGACCGGAGTGAGTCCGGAAGACAGCCGACTCCTGAGTAGGCAGCTCGGCGGGCGCGTCTACTCGGCCGCTGACGTGGCCGGGGCGTGGCTGCTCGGAGTCGCCGTCGGAGCCGTCGTCCTGGCGCCATCCCTGGCCATGCTGGCTCACCTCTGGAGCCGGTGACTCACTTGCTCGTCGCTCGGTGCACGCCGTCCCAGCCCGGGCCCGGCGGCGACTCCTCTAGCGCGTCGATCCTAGCGACCATCGCGTCGTAGTACGCGTCCATGACGCCGCCGAAGCTGCCGCGGAGGTCTCGGCAGAACCGGCGCGCCAGCTCCCACTGCTGCGACCGGTACAGCGCGATCATCTTCTCGTGGACCGACGTCTCGGCCACGTACGACATCGACTCGCTCAGCACCTCGTGGTGGCCCAGGACCGTGTAGACGTCGACGCCCTCCGTCTTGCCCTTCACCGCGATCCGATCCAGCAGCAGGGTCGCGTACTCGTCGCAGACGAGCTCGCGAGTCCTCGGGCCGACGACGATCCCGACTCCGTACGGCTTCGACTGGCCCTCCAGCCGGCTGGCTAGGTTGACGGAGTCGCCCAGGCACGTGTAGTCGAACCTCTGGTCGGAGCCCATGTTGCCGACGACGACCACGCCGGTGTTGATCCCCAGGCCCATCCCGAACGGCGGGACGCCCTCTCGACCGACCTCGGCGTTGAATGCCTCGAGGCTCGCGAGCATCTCCAGCGCCGTCTTGACCGAGTTCTTGGCGTGCCGAGCGTCGTCCAGCGGCGCGTTCCAGAACGCCATCTGCGCGTCGCCGATGTACTTGTCGAGAGTGCCGCCGTTCCTCAGCACGGCCGCCGTCATCGCGGTCATGTACCGGTTCATGACTCGAGTCAGGCCCTGGACGTCGGACCCGTAGTGCTCCGATATGGTCGTGAAGCCTCGAACGTCCGTGAACATGATCGACAGCTCTCGGCTGTCCCCGCCCAGGCGGAGCAGGCCGGGGTCCTCCTGCAGCTTCTCGACCATAGCCGGCGACAGGTACGACCCGAACTGCCGCTTGACCTCCATCTTCTGAAAGTACTCGCGGACGAAGTTCGAGAAGACGGCGCCGGACATCAGGAGCAGGACCGCGGCCAGCGAGTACGACCAGTCGAGCAGCACGCCGGCGTCGAACGCCGCGAACCCAGCCCAAGCGACCGCGCCGGCGACCACAGCGACGACTGGGATCGTCCACGCGACGGTCAGGAGCGGAGCGACTGCAGCGACCGCGACTCCGGCGAGGGCTACCAGCGCGACCTCGGCCGAGTCGGCGTACCACGGGCGGGACAGGGCGCTGCCCTCGATGAGAGTCGACGCGACGGCCGCTTGGACCTCGGCGACGTTCCTCAGTCCCATGGGCGTCGGGGCCAGGGACGCCACGCCGTCGGCCGACACGGTCAGGATCGCGATCCGGTCTCGAAGGTCGCCGACCTCGCTGAGCGAGACGGTCGAGTACTCGCGGTCGTACCTGATCCAGACTCGGCCTCGCTCGTCCGTCGGTATCTTACCGTACTTAGGAATGCGGACCGACTCGACGCCGGCCTCGGTGACTCTGATCTGATAGCTCTCGTCTCCCGCCAGGACTCGAGCCACCTCGAGGCTCAGAGTCGGGTACAGCTCGCCAGCGACCGTCACGGCCATGGGCATGCGGCGCACCACGCCGTCGACCTCTGCGGTCGCTGACAGGACTCCGACGCCGGCCGCCGCGGCCGCGTGCTGCTCGAGCGGCTGGACGACTCCGGGGTAGGACTCGAGCCACCTCGTCGCGTCCTCGCCCACGACCGCGACTCCCCTCTGGACTCCGAGCCTCCTCGACGACCGCTTGGCCGGCGCCTGGGATATGATGACTCCGTCCAGCACGTCGGTCAGGAACTGGTCGCCGCCCTGCCTGTCCGGCTCAGAGAATACCATCGGTAGTACGACGAGAGCCGCGCCGGCCTCTCGCAGCTTGAGCACCGCGTGCGCCACGTCGATCCTGGGCCAGGGCCACTGCCCGACTCTCTCGACGTCGTCGTTCGTCACCTCGACGATCACGATGTCGTCGGTCTGGACTCGCTCTCTAGCGATCTGATAATAGTCGAACGTCTTGAGCCTGACCGACTCGACGAGCCACGGGTCGACCCACCTGAGGAGAGCCAGCGCCGCTGCCGCGGCTACGATCGCTATCCTAGTCATGACCTCACCTCTGCGCTACAGTGATCCGACTCCTCGGCTCGACGGCGCTCGACGGGTCTCGAACGTAGAACGTAGGAAGCTGGTTGCCGCCCTGCTCGATGACCACCGCGTACGTCAGCGAGCTATTTAGTCTAGCGCGAAAGATCTTACCGGCCGACTCGCTCGACACGACGGCGACCGACTCCCTCTGCCTAGGCTCCCTGGGCTCCGACTCGACGGTCGCGAGAGCGTCGACGTCTGCCACGGCCAGTAGGTCTGCGTCTAGGTCCGTCTTGTCTAGGTCAGGGACCTCGAGCGCGTCTCTGTCTAGGTCCGTCCTCCACAGAGAGTCGGTCTTAGTCAGAGCGACTGGGTTGGACACGAGGGCCGTGCCGTCGACCTGCCTGAACTCACTCACCGCGACGATCACCGGGGGCGAGGGCTCTGAGGCCGACGCCTGCACGTACGTCGCTTGGTACGGCTGGTCGAGGTAGACGACTCCGGCCGCGGTCTCGACGACGATCGCGCCGGTCCTTCCCGCGGCGTCTGGCAGCAGGACCACGAGGCTCCTACCGATCTCGTCTACCGACGACGAGAACTCAGTGCCTCGGACGCCGATCGTCGCCGTCGGAGTCTTGATGTCCATGCTTCGGTTATCGCTCTTGGCTATCGCACCGGACGCGTACCGGACCGTACCCAGCGCGATCCTCATGGCCATCTTACCGGATCCGGTTGACGGGTCGTACACGTACTCGTCGAGGACGAGCTTGCTGTTCTCGGTGACCGACACGCGAGTCTTGTCCACGAACGATATGGTGGCTCGGCCCCCCGCGGTCCTGACGGTGTCGTTCGACTCGACGCTGACTCCCCTCGCGGCCTCCGTGACTCCGCCTCCTCGCCTGTCGACTCGCGCTGGTCCAGTCAGCTCAGTGAACTCACCTATGGGTTCGGCGAGAGCACTGAGCGACAGGAGTATGCTAGTCAGACTGAGTGACAGTGACCGCAACATTGTTACCGACTGTAGTCATAGAGAACGTCTTCGTCGCGGCCCCGCTCTGCGTCACGCTGAAGGTACCGGTGTCGCCGGTGTGGCTCAGCGTCGCTGAGTGGCCGGTGGTGGGAGCGCCCGACTGCGAGAACGTCAGGGAGTTGCCGCTTCCCGCTACGGTGATGCTCATGGACCCACCGAGTGACGCCATGCTTATCGAAGCCGTGTTGTTGTCTCCGGTCAGGTCAGACACGAGGGTGTTGTTGCTGTTAGAGACCGTCACGGTCGTAGAGTTGCCGTCGCCCGTCACCCAGGCAGTGACGCTGTTCCCGCCGCAGGCGCCCGGCGCGTTGCACGTCAGCGACGTGGTGTTGTTGCTGCCGACTTGCTTCAGGTCGACGGTGTTGTTGTCTCCAACCACGACGGCAGACATCGAGTTGTTGTCGCCCGACTGGTACAGCGTCACGGTGTTGTCGTCACCGTAGAACTGCAGGTCGGTCTGACTCGTTCCCATGGAGTTTCCGTCGCCCGCTTGAGTCGCGGTCAGGACGAAGTTGTCTCCGGTCTGGTCGATGTAAATCACGCTCTCCGCCCTGGCGGCAGCGCTCGCTAGTATCGTCATGACCATGAGTGAGTGCACCCACAGCCTGCTCATCTGTCCTTCTCCTTGAACTTCCAGATCTTCTTAGCCTCACCCTCTCGAATGATCTCGACCACGCTCTTCTCAACCGCCGTGCGGACCGCATAGTTGGTCGGCTCGTTGATGGAGAAGCCCGTCTCCGCCTCGGCTGACTTAGTGCCGACGTCGAAGAACTTAAACATGCCTGCCTGAGTGCGGTAGCTCGCCACCGTCTTCTGAACCGTGGTCGAGAGCAGGATCTCGCCGGTCTGCACGCTGACCATGCGCAGCGTCACCGTGACCACGTCCTGCCTGTACTGAGCGTCCGCACCGATGCCTAGGTACCTAGCCCCGACTCCGCCAGTGACTGTGTTGGTGTCGTACCCGACGATCCCGCCCTCGAGTATGACTCCAGCAAACATCATCGGCCTGAGCTCCTTGGCCGCCTCTCCCTCGAAGGCGTCGCGTGTCGACCGAATGAGCTGCCTCTCCTTTATGAGGTTGTCGAGACCGACGCGCTCGACCACTCTGAACCACCTTCCTCCGCCGACGTCGCGCAGAGCCTTGATGAGGAACGCCTCGCCGCCCTGAGTCACTGCGGTGCTGATGTGCGCGACGGTGTCGCTCGGGCGCCTCTGTCCAGTCTTATCCGAGAACGAGTACACGGCGGCGACTATGACCGGTCCGTCCAGCTCTGGGACCTCGTCGAGATCTCTGTTGACCGACACGGGAGACGCGCCCGGCGACGCCAGCTCTGGGACCGTCGAGCAAGACGCTAGGATGAGGGCTAGGATCACCAGCCCGAGTATGACGTGTATGCGCGCGGTCAAAATGAGAACTGCCCTATCGGAACGACGACCGTGATGGTCTGGCCGTCAGGCTTTATGATGGTGAGAGTTATGTCAGCCGCCGTCTTGACGTAGGATATGGTGTTCCCGTCGAGAGTGACGGAGCCGTGGTCCGACGCACTCTCTCCGAACAGAGCGTCGGTCAGCTGCTTACTGAGCTGAGCGTATATACGCGCCTCGACGTTCTTGAGGAACTTGCTGAGGTTGGTGCTCTCCTCGGCGCGCACTCGAGCCGCCGCCTCGGCGTCCGCGTCGGCCTTGATCTTGTCGCGCCGCTGCTTCTCCATCGTCTCGACGGTGAGCACGTGCGACGAGTAGCCGACTCCAGTGAAGGCCGGACTCTTAAATATAAACGTCTGCGAGTCGGCCAGGGCACCGTCACAGAGGAATACCAAAGCATTTGCGATTAGGCCGATGCGAAGCGCTCTCATGGTCACCTCCCATCTGCTCTATTTATAAATAGGAATGCGGCAGGACGGAGGAACCGGTGCTCAGTTTTAAGCAGTACTTCACCGAGGAGAGTGAGCCACTCAGAGTCACTCACCTGACACACGTCGAGGACCACCCGCTCCAGCGTGGGTCCGCTGGGTTCCAGCACGCGTACGACACGCTGATGCACGCGCACAAGCACGTCGCTGAGAAGCGCCACAACTCAGAGCTGACCACCAAGTATGACGGAAGCCCGGCCATCGTCTACGGCCACCACCCTAAGACTGGTAAGTTCTTCGTGGCCACTAAGTCGGCCTTCAATAAGAACCCAAAGATCAACTACACTCACGCAGACGTAGATAAGAACCACGGCCACGCGCCCGGCCTCGCCGATAAGCTCAAGCAGGCGCTCGACCACCTGCCGAAGACAGCCCCTAAGAAGGGCGTGTACCAGGGAGACATGATGTTCGGACACGGAGACGTCAAGCATGGCTAAGGTATCCTTTCATCCGAACCCATCGGGTCTGACTTACTCAGCTCACGGTCGCGAGGCTGAGAAGATCGGCCGCGCTAAGATCGGAGTCGTGACGCACCTGAAGTACCACGGCTCAGACGTCACGGATATGTCGGCGCACCACGACGTCGACCACGAGAACTTCAAGCACCACTCGGACGTGTACTCGGTCGACCCAAGGCACGACACGAGTCGAGTCGACTACGATAAGAAGTCTCAAGACGCGTTTCACAAGCACATGGCCGCGGCTAAGAAGGTTCACGACGAGCACGGGCGCGAGATGTACGCGGCCACCGAGCGTCACTCAGGAGCCGGCGGTCACTTGGAGACGTACATCAACCACACCGTTCGCACCGGTGAGAAGCCGTCGGCCAAGGGGTTCTCTAAGAGCCTCGACGCTAGGTACCATAAGACCGCTGAGGGGTACAAGAAGCCTGAGAATAGAGCGCGAGTCGAGAGCGAGAGGAAGGCTGACCTAGCGCACGTCAAGACGAACTCCAAGCACTACGACAACCTCCTAGCCATGCACGGTCACCTGCAGCGCGCTAAGAACGTATTGGTCCACACTCTCAACAAGCACTCGGACCTCGAGCACACTCACGCCGGAGAGAAAGCGAACCCAGAGGGGTACGTGATCCATCACGGCGCTCCGAGCAAGCTCATCGACCGGTCTGAGTTTAGCCGACGGAACCTGCTCGGGAGGCGTCGGTGAGAGGGTTTCGCCAGTACCTGAGCGAGGCGTCGGAGCGTAAGCCCGTCGTGTTCGCGTTCGGACGCATGAACCCACCGACGACCGGTCACCAAGTCTTAGTCGACAAAGTCCATGAGTTGGCTAAGAAGCACGGCGCCCACCACGAGATAGTCCTGTCTCACAGCCAGGACGCGAAGAAGAACCCTCTGTCAGCCGAGGATAAGCTCAAGCACGCGCGCCGAGCCTTCCCTGGCACCAACTTATCCGTCGCGTCGAAGGAGCACCCAGCGTTCGTCCACCACCTGAAGCGTCTGTCGAACGCTGGGCACACCGACCTGCACATGGTCGCAGGAAGCGACAGAGTCAAGGACTACAGCGACGTCATTCATAAGTACAACGGAAAGCCGGATCACTGGAACTTTAAGCACATACACGTTCACAGCGCCGGCGAGCGAGACCCGGACGCCGAGGGCGCTGCAGGAATGTCAGCGTCTAAGATGCGCGCTCACGCAGCCGCAGGAAACGTCGGTGACTTTAAGAAGGGTGCGCCGACCTCGATGTCCGACAAGCACTCGTCGGAGTTGTACCACGCCGTCCGCCGTGGGATGGGAATCAAGTGAGTGGCGTCTAAGTAAGCGCTAAGCTTTAGAGCCATTCGTCGCGATGCAAGCATATGCAAGCAT